ACTTATAGGCTTCATGCGCGATGCTTGAGGGCGTCGAGAAGTAGGTCTTTCGCCACTTCTTGTGCAGGGCCATGCCCGAGGCCACCTTGTTCAGTTCCTCGAACTTGTAGGTCCAGAAGAATTCGTCGAAGTAGAAATTGCCCGAGCGGCCTTGGGCGGTGCGGGCGTTGGTGCCCAGAAAATGCAGCTCGGCATTGTTGGGCAGCACGATAGGATCGCCGGTGAGCTGCCGGCCGAGCACTTCGTTGACGAAGGCCTGCATGTAATTCTTGAACTGATGCGCCTGGGCCTTACTGGCTGACAGGAAGATCTGGTTACGCCCGGATACCAGGGCATCGATCAGCGCTTCGCGGGCAAAGTAGAACGTGGCTCCGATCTGCCGGCTTTTCAGGATCATCCGGGTCCGCTGGTTCATGGTCCGATACCAGTCTTTCTGGTAGTCGAAGCAGCCGTCCACAAATGCCTCGGTCAGCTTCTCGATGTCCTCTTCGCTAAAGTCGTTTTTCTTCGGCGGCTTCTTCGGTCCCTCGTTGCGCTTAGCCAGGTTCGGGTTTAGCTCAGTCTCGGTACCGCCGTCCTTGAAGCGCTGGATGCGCGCCTGACGCTCCAGCTGCCGGTGCAGAAGATCAATCTCCTTGAAGTCGCTGCCGGTCTTGGCCTCCTTCAAGATCAGCTGCACCAGGCGCGCCTCGAGCGCTCCGCCGATGCGCTCGACGTTATCGGCCCGGTCCCATTCGTCGCGGGTCTTCCAGCTGTGCAGGGTCTTTTCTTTCTCACCGGTGGCCTCGGTGATCTCGGAGATCCGCCACCCCATCCAGTAGAGAAACTTGGCTTGGCGGCGCGTATCCATCGGCAGGGTAAGGGTGGCTTCGTTCATGAC